GTTTTTCCTTCATCTATCATTTGTTTCAAAGAAGTAAATGAAGGCTTAACACGAAAATCTTCGATCAAATTGTCAATTTGACGAGTTCGTGTAAAGGAAGTTGGAAGAGATCCAGTAGGGAATTCCAAATCAACATCCACAAACCTTGCAAAGACTTGTACTGAAACAGTACCCGAATCTGCAACATCTGAAAGAGGTGAATACACTGAAATGTAAAAATCCCCAATTGTACCATCACCTGTAAGAAGGTTATAGTAAACAAATGGAGAAGCATAGGGAACTTTCATTGTACAACGGGTCGCATCCATCAAATCCAAATTTGCACGCGGCATACCAGTCCGAGTGGGCAATGACGTTTGAGCCATGGCCACCTTGGCAGCATTATAGCGTGCATTTGGCAAGTAAGAGATCAAAAGATTTCCCGCTTGAAATTGTTGTTTATTAATGAGTACGAGCAATTCTACACCAGCTCGAAGACCAAAGAAGTTTCGGGTTTTGGCGGCAAGGGCAGGTTGAGAAAGGAGAATATCAGGAAAACGATACGTGGCCAAAATATCTCCGGTTGCAGACGTTTTAGACCACGTAAAATTATCAATAGCATAAGCTCTTTGAAGAAAGCTACGAACATTGTGATCTTTCTGCTCATGAGTAGTTGACAGACGAAGTGCGGGATCCAGGCTTGAAGTAGCCAAAGGAGCTTGCATTTCTTCATCCATACCCTCATCATGAAACTGAATGATCTCAATGTTCTCTTGTTTTTGATCGTAAATATTTTCTTGGGTTGTAAAATTGTTTTGGTTGGCAAGTAAATTTCTTTCGCAATTGAACTACTTAATACAAATTGCGGCACCTTGTTTTCCTGGATATTGTGAGGGCTGCTCACGTGCCATCCTGGCAGTAAAGTTAAATAACTAGGCACTTTATGTTAATAGCAATACAATTCTTTTAGAGACAAGGAATTTATATAGAATTGTAAGATCACATTAACACATATTTGTCACTAAGGATTTCAACTCATCATTTTGTGTAGTGACTTTTATATTTCTATAAGCACAAAATAATTGAAGCTTTGGAAGCATGATAAAATTGTCATACTCATTTATGGACAAGATCTTTTTCCTTTTGTCCATCTTCACAAAATTACGAGGAAGCTTCTGTTTCGTAATTATAAGACGATATGTGGTGTCAAACTCGTCTTCATTTTTCATCTCACACATGAAAGGAACATTCAAAACTGATCCGCGATATTCATTAAAAGTTGCGAACCTATATGGAACATTATTTTCGATACATGCATTACGTATCAACTTCATATTCACATCAAACACAGCCTCATCGTGCAAAGACAATTCGCGCAAAGCAACATCTACATTTGCAAGAGTGATGGAATCAGCCGCGAGGCCACGTTTAGTCCATTGAACAATTTCCATAATAACATCTAAGGCCAAGGGAGCAATATAACGATTTGCTTGTTCGTCCCATACGAATTTTCTCTTAAGATAAGCTATCTCAGAGATATCGCGTACAGGCACAATATTTCCAGTCTTAGCCTCATCAGTGTATTCATGTCCAATCAATTCAAACGCCTTCGTAACCAGCACTTGGTTGAACCACACCAGAATCTTCTCGGCAATCGCAATAATATTGTCATCACCATATGACACCATAGCAACGAATTGATTGAAATATTCCATGGAGACATAATCTTCACCAGTCTCCTTACGATGCCAAATAGCACATATCAAATAAACCATTCGCACAATAATTGAATTGTAAATGGAATTAAGAATAGCGGTAATGGGGCATCCGGAAGGTTGCGAATGTGTAGATTGATATACAACATTGCCATTGATGTGAATGGCATGAACAATATGCATCCAGAGTCCTCTGCGTATTCTGCGATTTTCTTCTCCATCATCATACCAATCATTGATCATGTCCAAAATTTTCCACAAAATCTGAGCATTCAATGATCCATCAAAATTTCCAAAATCGCCAGCAATCACTCGTAACAACATCTTCTTGGTTCGAAGAGATGCGCCACGGGACGCCAATTTTCGCACAATATCGTTCCAATCATGAGAATAAACATTTGTACCAGTGGAAATCTCATTAGCATTCCGATTGTGCATTATCCAGGCGGCAAAGCCAAGAAAATACTGTCGAAATTTTATGGTAAAATGAGCGGGACC